TACCGGCTTTCGTCCGTCTATGATTCTATGGAAACAAAGTACAGGCAGTAACCCTTGGGGTATTAGAGACACAGCCCGTGATCCGTATAACGTAGCCAAAGCAGTTTTACGGCCAAGTGGAACCGACGCTGAAACGACAGCCTCTTCTGCTTATTGCGACATTTTAAGTAATGGATTTAAGCTAAGGGCAACTGATGGTTTTGTAAACAACTCAGCTTCAACATACATATACATGGCCTTCGCAGAGAACCCATTCGGCGGTGACGGCGTAGCACCAGCGACAGCAAGATAAGGAAAAAACATGACATCAGTTTATAAATGCAACGGCAAAACCATCCGCCCCGGTCAGCAGTTTACTGACGCAGATGGCGCTACACATCCGGGTAGCTGGTACACCTATTCGGCAGAGCAGAAAACAGCGATTGGTATCACCGAGATCGTGCAGCAGCCGCATCCTAACAGTGTGCTGTACAACTGGGGCTACAATGACGACGGTACGGTTACCAGTACAGCCAAGGCGCTGGATGATGTAGACGAGGTAGACGAGAACGGCGATCCTCTGCTGGATGACGACGGCGTTCAGGTGGTGACCAAAGGCGTCAAGTCGAACCTGATCGCTGAAGTTCGGTCGCAGCAGGGGTCACTCCTGTCTCAAACCGATTGGGCATTGGTCCGAAAGGTGGACACTGCTGTAGCAGTACCCGCTAATATTCAGACATGGCGTGATGCAATCAGGACTAAGGCTACCGCAATGGAGGACGCTATCACCGCTGCTGCTGACACGGATGCAGTGGCTGCGTTGTTCGTAACGTATACAGTTGAAGATGACGGCAGCACTACGAAGACCGGCATCCTATACGACTGGCCGGAACTCGGCTGATGACCGCGCGGCCATTTTTTATTTTTCTGATGGTCGTTATTTTGACCGCTATTCTCGCGGGCAGTCCTCACGCGCACGATCTGCCGTGTTTAGACAAAGATGCAGCGGCGACATTTGAACCGCGTGAAAACTTGCGCGGATACGGCACGACGCAGGAAGGGCTAGTAAAATTGTCTGTATCATCATCCGGCGCATGGATGCTGACATTCAGCCCGCCGCAGATGAATGGCGCGGTGTGCATTGTGTGGTTGGGCGAAGGCTGGGAAGTCGTCACATCGGCAACAGAAAAAGAGGCGCGGCATTATGAGCGATGAACTAAAAACAGCGGTTGATGTGTCCAGCCTGTTCATCGCATGGGCCGCTCTGATCGAATGGCTCCCGGCTCTCGCCGCACTGATGTCAATTATCTGGACCGGCATTCGAATATACGAGTGGTGGAAAAAACGCTGATGGAACTCGACGCCCGGATGATCCTGACTCTGGCGGGTATGCTGGTATCCGTAGTAAGCGCAGCGGCCATCGTCAGGCAGAAATTGGCTACTGTCATCGATCAACTCGCCGATACCGAGGTCCGTTTACGCGGCTTGGATCGACGCATCGATGCACTAGATACCCGCACGGAAAAACAGGAGCAGCGCCTGAATATCCTCGCCCAGATGTCATCGCCGGAACTTTTGAGACGCGATCATATGGCCGCCGCTGTGATGCAAACGGATATCGCGTACCTCAAGGCTGAAACTGCGTCGTTAAGAAAGCTCCACAATGGAGCACATCCTCCTGTGGCAAGCGAAAGGATAGCAAAATGATTGGTCTACTATCGGCTGTACTACCATCCGTGATGGAGGTGGCCGGAAGGTTCCTCCCCGAAGACAAAGAAAAACGAGCCGCTGCGGAACGTGAAATTGAAGCGCAGCTAACGACACACCTCGCAAAGATCGACCTTGCACAGTTAGAGATAAACAAAGTTGAAGCGGCAAGCCGTTCTGTGTTTGTGTCGGGCTGGCGTCCATTTATCGGCTGGTCATGTGGCGCTGCGATGGCACTGAACTTTATTGTGTTTCTAATTGCATCGTTTGTGTTGGCACAGACAGGACATCTTGTCGAATTGCCGACATTGGATATGAGCGAGATGATGCCGGTGTTGATGGGGCTTTTGGGTCTCGGGGGATTAAGGACCGTCGAAAAAATTAAGCAGGTCAGTAAACAATGGCTACGAAATCAAAAGGCGTCGGCGTCTCCGAGTGGCAACCGCTGAAAATAAAGCACCGCACCAGCATCGGCAACGGGCCTAACAGCAAGCCGTCGAATAAGAACAAGCGCCGGTCGTGGAAGAAGTACAGAGGGCAGGGTCGATGACATTTGAAGAAAGTCTACGCCTTGTGCTGGAGGCAGACGAAAATATCGTCCACGAAATTTACGAAGATCACCTCGGCAACCCGACGTGCGGCATCGGGCATTTGATTATTGAGGAAGATCGCGAATACGGCTGGCCTATTTCCACCGCGATCAGCGAGGCGCGTGTCACGCAGTTATACAATCAAGATGTTAATATCGCGCTGAACGATGCTCGCTGGATACATCCAGATTTTGACGACCTGCCGACTGAGGCTCGCATCGTCATTGCGTCCCTGTCCTTCCAGTTAGGATTGCCGCGATATCAGAAGTTCAAGCTGCATCATGCCGCTATTGAGGCTAGGGACTGGCGTGAGGCGGCAGCGCAGTTGCGCGATAGCAACCTGTACCGGCAGACAACGAACCGCACAGAGCGCCACGCTAGGCGGCTGGAGAGCATTGTCTAATCAATCGCATATCGATGGCGATGTTTGCGAGATGATCGCGACTGAGTATTTCCTGCGACTAGGTTATTGGGTATTTCCCGCAGTACAGGGGTCCAGCCCTATCGATCTAGTCATCGTGAACGGAGAAGGTGTGCGGCTGATACAGGTTAAAAAGGATGCAAGTCGAGTGAATCCCGGTCGTAAAGTCGCGACGCGCATCAATCGCGGGCGCTCTGATTTACAAAAGGCGCTTGGCGTCGAAATGGTTTACGTAAACCCAGAGTCGCGATCTGTTTTTGTGTCGAACCATCAATATCACAAAAAACGAAAAAAATAGGGGTTGGCAACATAATGAAGACGACCCCTGAGTAGGAGAGTAACACGGGAGATGCCAACTATAGCATCAAGCACTGACTCGCACAAATGCATCGTCGGTCAATATAATCGCTCTCCGCAGCCCCGGCATACGCTCTATCCATCCGCGTTGTTCAAGACCGAAAAGCAATCTAGGCAAGCTGCCGCGAGGGATAGAAGTATTCTGCGACATCTCGCTGAAGCTGGGCGCGATACCGTCATGTTCACGCATATATTGTTGTATGAAATCGAGCAGTGTCTTCTGTTTCTGCGTCGGCGGGAATCGATGCTTATTTGTCACTTTTCCTCTCCTTAACGCGCAGCGACTTACCGCGTGCTGCTGGCCGCGCTTTTACGGTGTATTCCTTCGAGGCTGGCGACATACCCCATGTCAATTTGGCACTGGCGCGGTCGCCATCCATAACCCATGCGATTGAGTGCGATCCCATGTGATCCATGATCTCGGTCTGCGCTGCGTCGATCCTTTTCTCGATATCGGCTTTCTGTCGCCGCAGTTGCAGCAATTCGCGTGCAGTGTCGTTCATGCTGCCGCTCAGACGCAAATCCGGCAGATCGTCATCGGCACGTTCGTATGTGTTCGAGGCATCGTTCGGCGTCATGGCCGAATACCAATCTGTCACGCCGTCCTGCCGGAATAGATCGATGCGGCTCTGGAAGTCCAGCACGTCGTGCCTGATCTTCGCCTGTGCTGCCGCGTCACCGACGCCGAGAAATATACGCAGTTCGGTGCCGCGAAAGAAAGTAAAGATCGCGTGCCAAGTGTATCCGGTGCATATCTGCAAGCCCTGACACTGCCACGGGCCTCGATACGCTCGCGGTTCTTTCCCGGCTATGTCGTTGGTCAACTTCGCTTCTGCTACACCGCAGCCGTCGAGCGTCACGCTGTCAGCATTATAGCAGTATATGCCGCGATCCGGGTCGGTCTTCAACGTGCGCCCGTCACCGTATAGGATGCCGTCCAGCGATCCCTGCAACGGTATATCCTGCGCTTCGACGCGCTCGGTGATCTCGGCGTCGATCTCTAAGCCAAGCCGCCTCGCACCCTCGACGAGAATATATCCTTCGAGGTTGTTGCCATGATCGGCAGCTTCATTGCCACTGAACCCGGCAGTCGGCGTCTTGAATTTATGGCCCCGCGCTTCAAGCGATGACTTCAATTCATCGTTAGGCGACGACCAAGGGCTGAAGCCTAGCAACGCCGGAAGACGGCTGCATGACATCACAGCGTCGTCGGTCAACTTGCCGATATATTTTTTGGTTTCCATTCTAATATGCTCCCTATCGCCACATTTCGATACTGATTGGCCCTATCTGGATGAACCGGATATCGCCGATGATTTCGTGATCGACGCTCAACCAGAGTCGCCAGTTCGTTATAAAATCGATCCACATATTTCCCTCGTTTCAATAGCGTTCAGTAGCGTTCAGTTTGAGCGCCCATCGGTCGAAGATTGTTTCGATCTCATTCGCGAAAACCTGCGCGACCTGATCGCGGTTGTAGATTTGTTCCAGCCGTCGCATATCTGCCTCTAGCTGTTCGATGCGGTCGGCTGCTTCTAAAACTGCATTGGAATGTTCATTCCAGAGTGCAAACGGTAGCCCGCACAAGTGCGCCATTTCTTCTGTGGTTTCCCGCAGCCGTTTGATTAGATCACTCATTCCCTTTTCCCTTCATTCGAGCAAGTAAATTTTCCGGTTCAGTACGCCGCATACATTCCTCCAAAAACATCTGAATTTTTACACCTGTCGCAGATGCGATGTGCGGGATCACGCGGCGCATTTGATCCGCATTTTAGACACGGCTTCGATGGTGTCTGATCCTTACCTGCCATCAGCGGATCATGCCCCTTCGGCTTTGCGCGACCTGCGCGATACCGCAGCGCGATGACCGCGTTACGAGTGATGCCAAATTTCTCGCCGACTTCCCGCGCCGTCATGCCGTGATCATCCATCATATCGCACATCAGATGCACCTGCTCTTGTGTAAATTTAGGATCGTTCATGGCACCATCGCATTGATTAAATAGTTTTCGTTGTCGCCTAGATGTAGCCGGACACGCTGCACGATTGTGCCGTCATCTAGGCGTAAGTCATAAACCGGATCAGCTTCGATGGTACGGGCTACAATCTGCGCTTTGCATTGCGTACCGCTGCGTAGCACGACGTTGACGTATTTTTGCAATTCGAACGGCTGTTGCTCTGATTTGATCATGCGAAAGCCACCATCGCAAAGATTGCCATTCCGAAGATGCTGCCGAATACGACAGCGCTGCCCACTATTTCGATGATATTTTTCATTTGTATTTTTCCTTGCGTTTCTCGATTGTTTCGATGTCTGCCAAAATCTTGTCTCGTGTGT